CCCTCGGTGTGCTCGCCTTTGCGCAAAATCGGCGGGAAGAGGTAGCACTGCGCTCTGAGATCGGTCCCGCCATTGATATCGGCAATCCGGACTGATGCTGTCGATCGACTTTCGCGCAGATCTGTCGGGCATGCAGCGCGCCCTTTTCGCGCTTCGCGCAGACGAGGTGCCGTTTGCTTCGGCATTGGCCCTGACGTCCTTGGCGCGCGGTGTGGCGGATCTCGAGCGGGAAGAGGTTAAGGAAACCTTTGAGAACCCGACGCCCTTCACGCAAAATGCTTGGCGTGTGACGGCCGCTACGAAGCGGATGCCCATTGCCTATGTCCGCGCCAAGGACATTCAGGCGCAATATCTTGAACCCTATGTCGATGGCGGCGACCGGTGGCTTGGCAAAAAGCGGGCGATGCTCGCACCGCGCCAGGCGACGCTGAACCAGTATGGGAACCTGCCTCGCAATGCCCTGAAGCGATATCAGGGCCGGAAAGATGTTTTCGTCGGCAAGATCAAGTTCAAGAAGAGCGGTGAGATCGTGTCGGGTGTTTGGCAGCGTGGCGTTGGCGCGGGGAAGGGGCTCGAGGTTAAGCGTGGAAAGCGGAGTAAAGGTGGCGGCGAGTATGGCACCAAGGGCAACAACCAAAGCCTGATCGGAGGCGTGAGGACAACTCTGAAGCTACTCGTCCAGTTCGAAGGCACGTCCGAAGCGCCGAAGCATCTCGAGTTTTACGAAACCGCGCGGGCCTATGTCCGCGCCAATGCTAAGCGCGAGTTTGACGCGGCGTTCCGCAAAGCGCTGGCGACCAAGAAGAGGTGATCGATATGGTCCAATTGCTTCGAGGCAAGCCGCGAATTCCGCGCATCGTTATGGTCGATGAGATTGATGCTTATCCGGTCGCCATGTTTCGTCTTGATCGGCCGGGACCCAACAGGCGCCCGCCGGTGCCGGCACCGCGCTCACCGGCGGCGCCCCCACCCCCCGGGGGGGCTTTGGGTCCTTCCTAGGCCCATCTGCTACGTGGGGAATTGCGCACCCCGTCGTCTCCCCAGCTACGACCCCCAAAATCCGGTTGACGGTTGACGGTTGACCCCATGACGACTTGCTCGCTCGCCCAATACGCCAAAGCTCATGGCGCTTCAAAGCAAGCTGCCAGCAAATGGAAAAGTCGCGGAGTTCTGGTCTTTTCCGGCGATCTGGTCGATGTCGAAAAGTCTGATCGACGGATGCGCGATGCCGGGCTCGGCAATTTCAAACGCCCGTCAACCGATGCCGTTCCGGTTGACCGCAGGCGTCAACCGGTTGACCCTTCGCCCGATGCGGTTGACCCCGACGGCAACGCGGTTGACGGGTATGGAGACCAGTACGATCCCTCCCAGATCGATGACTTCCTGGGCGACCTCGAGCAGGGCAGATATACCTCGCAGGTCAACGCGCAGCGCATCAAGGAAAATGCCCTTGCTGCCCGCCAGCTGCTCAGCCTGCGCCGCGACGCCGGCGAGCTGATCGAGATCGAGCGGGCGGGCAAAGTCTTTTTCAAGCTGGCCCGTCAACAGCGCGATTCGTGGATCACCTGGCCGGTCAAAATCGGACCTTTGCTCGCGGCAGATCTGGGCATTGAGACGGCCCGTGTCGTCGAGGCTTTAAACGTCTATGTCCAAGAGCAGCTCGAAGCCCTTGGCGAGCCCGAGCCGGACTTCTCGGAAGGAGATACAGAATAGGCGGCTGATCGAGCACTTCCGGCTGGGCTGGCGCCCGCCGCCTCGGATCAGCATCCCTGAATGGGCCGACACCACACGGGTCAAGCCGCGCGGCGCCGGAAGCACCGCGGGCCAGTGGCGCACCAGCGACGTGGAAATCGCGCGCGGGCCGATGCTGGCGGTCACAGAGCCTGGGGTTCACATCATCTCTGCGATGGTGGCGACTCAGCTGCTCAAGACCAGCCTGATCGAGAACGTCTTCGGCTATCATGCCGATCTCGATCCGGCGCCGATGATGATCGTCCAGCCCAAAGACGACGCGGCAGAGCAGTTCAGCAAAGAGCGCATCGGCCCTTTCATCAACGCCACCCCGGCGCTGCGCAAGATTATCGGCTCGGGCAAGAGCCGCAATTCTGAGGAGACAATTGACTATAAGGCCTTCCCGGGCGGCTTCCTTGCCCTGGTCGGCGCCGGCAGTGCCGACAACCTTGCGCGCCGCCCGCTGCGCATCATCATGTACGACGAAATCGACAAGTACCCGCTCACCCGGGAAGGCTTGGCGATGGACATCGGCGATGAGCGTCTGGCGTCCTTTGCCAACTGGTTGTCGATCCGCGTGTGCTCTCCCACCGTCAAAGGCGAGAGCAATATCGAGAAGTCCTATCTCGATAGCGACCAGCGCCGCGCCAGCGTGGCTTGCCCGCATTGCGGCCATCGCCAGTTTCTGGACTTCTTCGACCATGTCCATTGGGACAAGACCGAGGACGGCCAGCACAAGACCGACACAGCGGCGATCCATTGCGAGGCATGCAGCGTTGGTTGGACCGAGGCCGAACGCCGCCGCGCGCTGAACACGATCCGCTGGCATCAGACCCGGCCGTTCGATTGCTGTGGCGAAAAGCAGATCCCGCTGGACGCCTATGCCAGCACCTGGCGCAACGGCCGGCGCGATCCGGTCGATCAGGTTTGGGACTGGTGGGCGTCAAACCGCCATGCGGTCTATCGCGCCAAATGTGTCCATTGCGGCACTTGGGCGGTGCCCAACGAGCATGCGGGCTTTCAGGCCAGCAAGCTCTACAGCCCGTGGGACCGCGACAGGCCCGCGATGATCGCGAAAAAGTGGATCAAGGCGCAGGGCGACGAGGACAAGCTTCAGCCCTGGTGGAACACGCAGGCGGCGCTGCCTTACAAGCGCAATGTCGGGGCGGAGATCTCCCTCGATGCGCTGGCCGCGCGATGCGAGATCTGGGAAGCCGAAGTGCCCGACGGCGTGGCGGTGATGACCACCGGCATCGACGTCCAGGATTACCGCGTCGAGATCGAGAATGTTGGTTGGGGCCGGAATGAGGAAAGCTGGTCGATCGACTATCATGTCATCGACGGCGAAATCTCCGATCCCGAAGTGCAGGCCCAGATCGACGCCTATCTCGCGCGGGTCTGGTTTCGGGCGGATGGGCGCCCGTTCACCACGCGGGCGGTCTGCATTGACTCCGGCGGCCACCATACCGACGCGGTCTATAATTTTGCCAAGGCGCGCCTCGGCCGCAAGGTCTGGGCGATCAAGGGGGAAAGCGCAAGGACCGGGCATACCAACCCGGTCTGGCCTATCAAGCGGCCCAGTTCGCGTTCGAAAAAGTCGTTTCGGCCGATCATCATCGGCGTCAACGCAGCCAAGGATTTTGTTCACGCCGCGCTGCGCAAGACAAAGCCTGGCCCCGGTTACATGCACTTCAACGTGCAGACCGACGTCAACCGCTTTGCCCAGCTGACGGCCGAACAGATCGAATGGACCGGGCATGGATCGCTGCGCCGGCGCAAATGGGTTCCCAAACCCGGCCGCGCGAACGAGGCGCTTGATTGCCGCGTCTATGCCTATGCCGCGCTCCATGGCCTGATGCACATGGGGCTGAAACTCAATCGACTGGCCGACGATGTCGGCGCGGTCATCACACCGGGCACCGCCGGGGCCCAGATGCCGGAAGCGGACGACCAAGGTCCGCCGCCGTCGGCCCCCCAACCGCCCGATCCATCATCACCGGCGCCGACGCGACCGCCGCCCCCTCCGCCACTACCGCCGCCCGCAGCTCCGCCCCGCCGGGGCCGCCCCGATGCCCGCCGTCTGGGCCGCCGTCTCGCCTGAAGGAATGCCATGCGCTTCAACCCGCAGACCAGTGTGCTTGCCGGGATGGATACGTCCGTCCTGCAGGCTCGACTGGCCCAGATGCAGCAGGATTACCTGGACCTGATGTCGGGCGCCAAGGTCGTCAGCGCGTCCTACACGCAGGGCGAGGGCGGTAAATCGGTCACCTATGACCGCACCAATATTGCCCAGCTCACCATAGCCATTCGCCAGCTGCAGGCGCAGTTGGGCATCATCTGCAGCCCGCGTCGGGCAATCGGGGTGCGTTTCTGATGCCATCGCCACCCGCCATTCTCGACAATCAGGGACGAGTGATTTCCTCAAACGACATCGCGCGTATCCGTGAAGGCGCGAGGGGCGGCCGGGGGCGCATGCGCGGATCGCTGTCCGGCCAGACGCCGCAATGGTTCCCCTATGACGGGGCGGACTGGAGCTCGAAGGAGCTGGGCGGCTGGTATCCCTGGATCCGGTCACCCGATTCAGAGATCAACATCTATCGCGACCGCATGGCCGCGCGGGTGCGCGATCTGCGCCGCAACGACCCGTGGGTTTCGGGCGCGATCAGCAGGATCCTCGATTCCACGATCGGCGCGTCCTATCGGTTCGTTGCAAAGCCCGATTACAGGGTTCTGTCGCTGCATGCGAAGGGCTTCGATGCCGTCTGGGCTGCCGAGTACCGCCAGGCGCTCGAGGCCCTCCTGCGCGATTGGGCGGATGATGTCGGCCATTATGCTGACCTGACGCAGGAAATGACCCTGTCGCAGATCTTCCGCGTGGCGCTGGGGCATAAGCTGGTCGATGGCGAAAGCGTGTTGATGGCGCATTGGCGCCCCGACCGGATTGCGCCCGGCGCGGCGAAATGGGCAACCTGCATTCAGGGCATCGATCCGGATCTGTTGTCCAACCCGTTTCAGGCGCCGGACACCCGCTATCTGCGCGGCGGGGTCGAGCTGGACGATGATCAGGTTCATTTGGCCTATCATTTTCGGCAGGCCCACCAGTACGACTGGTACAATTCCGTTCAGAGCATGCAGTGGGAACGGGTCGAGCGGGTCGATCCGGATGGCTGGCGCCGGGTCTATCATGATTATGATCCGGAGCGGTTCGGTCAAAGCCGCGGCGTGTCGGTGTTCGCGCCGGTCATCAGCAAGCTCAAGATGCTTGCCCGCCTCTATGGCGTGAAGCTCCAGGCGGAGAATGTTGCCGCAGCCTTCGGCATTTACATCGAATCCCCCTTCGACTCTGAAATGATCCGCAATGCGCTGGAGGACGAGGACCAGGAAGAAAAGGCGCTGGGCTGGTACCAGGACATGCGCGCCGATTTCCATGCCGAACGCGATCTGCAGGTCAATGGCGTAAAACTGGCCACGCTGGCGCCGGGCGAAAAGATCCAGTCTGTTGCCCCCGGCGGCGGCCAGCAGGACATGACGCCTTTCGCGCATGAAATGCTGCGTGCCGTTTCGGTCTGCCTCGGTACATCGGCCGAAGAAATCCACAACGACTATGGTGACAGCAGCTGGTCATCGGCGCGCGCAGGCATCGTCCAGTCGGAAAAAACCTACACGCGGCGCTGCGAGGATTTCAGCCAGAACACGGCGACGCCGGTTGTCGCCACCTGGCTTGAGGAGCCTTTCGAACGCGGCCTGCTGCCGCTGCCGCGCAATGCGCCGTCCTATATCGAACATCGCACTGCCTATTCGCGCGGCCGCTGGCTGGGCGCGGCGCGCGGCTGGGTCGATCCGGTGGCGGAACGGCAAGGCGTGGTGCTCGGCCTCGATGCCGGTCTGTCGACCATGGAAGACGAATGCGCGCGGCAGGGCTCCGACTGGGAGGAAAACCTCGAACAGCGGGCGATCGAATACAATCGCATGAAGGAACTGGGCCTGCCCGCGCCGCGCTGGTTTGGACAGGATTACTCCGCCACCCAGGCCGCGCAGGCGCCCAGCACGGAACAGCCATAATGTTTTTCGACGTCACCCGTGTTGGCGGCCTCATGACTCTGCGCGTTGCGGTTTCCGCCGTCGCCTATCTGGCCGAAGCGCCCGATGGTTGTGCGCTGCGCCTGATCGGCGGGGAAACCATCCGCGTCAACGAGGACCCTGCCGAGATCGAGCGCCGCATGGTCGAAACGCAATTGCCCGCGCAGGCGGAGTTTGTCGGCGGCGCGCCGATTGAGCCCCTCTCGCTTCAATCCGGGCGCATCCACCACAATTCCAAAGGCAGGAGATCGCGCTGATGCGCTTGCCGCTCAATCTGATCACCGGCCTTTTCAACACCCCGGTGGCGCTGGCGCCATCATGCGCGCCTCTGGTCATGCAACTGCTCGATCAGGCTAAAAAGCTCGAGACCACCACGCCGGGAGGTACACCCGAGCGCGAATGGGGGATGCCCCGCAATGAACGCGCCGAAGCATGCCCCTATGACATCATTTGCGGGGTGGCAGTTATCCCGGTCAAAGGCATCCTAATCCAGCGCCTTGGCTGGCTGTGGCACTATGGCGATTACCTGGGCGTGTCGGGCTATGACCGCGTGCGCTATCAATTCATGCATGCACTGGCCAATGATGCCGTGGACGCCATTGCTTTTGATATCGACAGCGGGGGCGGTGATGTTGCCGGCTGCTTTGACCTGGTCGACACCATTTATGGCGCCCGAGGTATCAAGCCGATCGCGGCCATTCTGGGCGAAAATGCCTTCTCGGCCGCTTATGCGATCGCCTCGGCCGTCGATCCCAAGCGCCTGTGGGTGCCGCGCACGGGCGGTACCGGGTCGGTGGGCGTGATCTACATCCACCTGTCGATCGCCGGTTACCTCAAGCAGATGGGCGTGGCTCCCACGCTGATCACCAAAGGCGCGCTGAAGGGCGAGGGCAGCGAGATGATAGCCCTGTCCGATGAGGCGCGCGAGCGGTTCCAGCGCGACGTCGATACGGTCGGCCGTCTGTTCGATGACACGGTGGCGCGCAACCGCGGCATGACCCGCAAACAGGTTTTCGACACTCAGGCCGGCACGTTTCTGGGTGCCGATGGGGTCGACATTGGCTTCGCCGACGCGGTTGCCGCGCCGGATGAGGCGTTCCGGGCGCTGCTCAAGCAGCTCTGACGGGGGCCCGGCCCCGCATCTGGCCTGACGCCAACACGGAGTGACCCATGAATTTCAGCAATCTTTCCGCCGGGACGAGCCGCTTTGCGCATCTCGCCGGTCTGGCCCGTTCGAGCCGCCGCATGGCGGAGGACGATGAGGATCAGGACGAACAGAAGGGCAAGCGCTCTCGCCGGGCCTCGGAGGAAGATCCGGACGATGACGGCGATGACGGCAAGTCAAAGGGCAAGCGTTCGCGTCGGGCCTCGGAAGACGATCCGGACGATGACGGCGATGACGGAAAGTCCAAGGGCAAGCGCTCGCGCCGTGCCTCCGAAGATGATCCCGACGATGATGGCGATGACGACAAGTCCAAGGGCAAGCGCTCGCGCCGTGCATCGGAAGATGATCCGGACGACGATGGCGATGACGACAAGTCCAAGGGCAAACGCTCGCGCCGCGCGGCTGAAGACGACGATGACGATGATGAGGACGACAGCCGCGAGGAAATGCACGGCCGCAATGCCCGCGCGTCGGCCCGCGTCCGCGAACAGCAGCGCATCGCCGCCATCCTTGGCCATAGCGCCGCCGCCGCCAATCTGCCGCTGGCCGTCAGTCTGGCCTGCGAAACCCGCATGACCCGCTCCGAAGCGATCCGCACCCTGCGCGGACAGGTCCGTAAGAGCCGCGATGATCGCGACGACGATGATCATGATCGCAGCCAAAACCGCCATGCGCGCTCCGATCGCATGAAGCGCAATACCAATCTCGGCACCGAGGTTGAAGTCACCGGCAGCAAGGCGGTCGATGCCAGCTGGGGCGCGGCCTTCGCCAAAGCGGGCATCAAGACGCGCTGATCAGCAGCCCAACATCAGGCCTTTGCACCGGGCCTCTTCCCCCTAATCTGTGAGAAAGGAGCCCGGTCATGGGCAATCCCACCAATCCCGTTTTTACCGAAAACCGCCGCGAGGGCGGCTATGTCGTCTGGGATCCCAGCGACGGCATGCTGACCCGCGAAGCCATCATCCTTGTTTCGGGCAGCGGAGTCTGCCTGGCCGGTCTGGTACTGGGGGCTGAGCTCACCGGCGCCGCCGGGGTTGCGGCCGCGCTGGGCACCAACACCGGCAACGGCACGTTCGGTGCGATCACCGTCGGCAATGCGGCGAAAATCGGCGTTTATACCGTCGAATTCGACGATGCCACCCACTTCATCGTCAATGATCCGACCGGCATCGAGGTCGGGCACGGCGTTGCCGGGACGGCCTTCAGCGCGGGCGGGCTGGGCTTCACCATCACGGCAGGCGGCACGGCCTTCGCGGCGGCGGACAGCTTTACCATCACGGTGACCGGCACGACCAAATATGGGCCGTTCGACCCCACTGCCACCAACGGTCTGCAGAACGCCGCAGCGATCCTGTGGAGCGGTTATCGCGATGCCACCTCCGCCGATCGGCGCGCGGTGGCCAATGTGCGCGGGCCGATGAAGGTGCAGGCGGCCGAACTGGTCTGGGGCGCCAACGTCACGACCACGCCGCAGCAGACCGCTGCGCTGGCCCAGCTCAAGGCCTTGGGCATCCTCTCGGTCTGATCCCTGGCGGGCGGTCTGCCGCCACCTGATTTCTCGAAAATTCAACATCCACTGAACCGGTCAGCGCGCGCTGCCCGTCCCCTTGGGCTGCGCGCGTGATTGGCGTGGCCTCCCATTTGGAGCTCTCCATGTCGATCATCAATATCTTCCGCCAGGATCCGTTTTCCGAAGTTGCGCTGACCAGCCAGGTCGAGCGCATCCCGCATCTGCCCAGCATGCTGGGCGATCTGGGCGAGGCGCTGTTCAATCCCAACCCGATCCGCACCACGGCGCTGGCGGTGGAAGAGCGCGACGGCATCCTGACGGTTGTTCCTCTGAGCCAGCGTGGCCAGCCCACCAATGCAGAACGTCAGACCGAGCGCCGCCGGATGCGCTATTTCGACGTGCCGCGCATCTTTAACGGCGATACGATCCATTCGCACGAGCTGCAGAACATCCGCGAATTTGGGCAGGAAAGCGTTCTGATGCAGGTGCAGACCGAAGTTGCGCGCCGTCTGGGCGGCCCGACCGGTCTGCTCTCGGTGCTGGACTATACCGAGGAATATCAGCGTCTGGCAGCGGTTCAGGGCATGCTGCTCGATGCCGACGGCAGCGTCTGGTTCAACTGGTTCGACGAATTTGGCTTTGTCCAACCGGCTGAAATCGCCTTCAACCTCGATGCCAAGGTCGAATACACGCTGCGCCCGATCATCAACGCGATGGTCCGCTCGATGGCCCGCTCGTCCAAGGGTGCCTTTACCACGGCCACCAGCGTCATGGGGCTGTGCGGCGACAGCTTCTTCGACGCCTTCATCACTCATCCCGACGTCGAAAAGACCTATAAGAACTGGTCCGACGCGACCGAGCTGCGCAAGGGAGGGGCGTTTGAAAGCTTCCCCTTTGCCGGGGTCAACTGGGTCAACTATCGCGGGTCGGACGACAACACCACGATCAAGATCCCCGACGACAAGGTGAAGTTCTTCCCGGTCAACGCGCCGGGCGTTTTCGAGAAGGCCATGGCGCCGGGCGAGAGCTTCGACTGGATCAATACCCCCGGCCGCGAACGCTATGTCGTTCCGATTTTCGACCGCGATCGCAATTCCTGGTGGCGGATGGAGGCGTATGAATATCCGCTGTTCATCTGCAAGCGCCCCGAAGTGCTGCGCACCGGTCACCAGGGCGCCTAAGGGCAGGCGGCCATGGCCATCAATTGGGACAGCCTCGTTCTCGGGCCTTCGATGAAGGTTTTCGGGGAGGAGGTTGTCTATACTCCGCGCGGGGGCCAGCCTATCCCGATTCCGGATGCGGTGTGGGATGAGGCTTCGACCGAAACCCACATCGTCGACGGTGAAGAGGTGGTTATTCAGACCCCCACGCTGGGCATCCGCGCCGCTGCGCTGAACGGCATCGAGGCGGCCCAAAGCGACCGGGTCACCATAACCGCCACCGGCAGCGCCTATGTCGTGGCGCGGCCCCTGCCTGATGGCCATGGCCACATCCTGCTCAAACTTATGAAGGCGCAGCCCTGATGCCTTGGCCCGCGCCCGACGAGATCGTTACCTCGCAGCTCCTGCTCGGCCTGTTCGAGACCCAGTTGCGCGCCGATGGGGCCACCGATGCGGGCGCGCGGGTGTTTCAGCCGGGCGACTGGCCGACGGTGCGCGGGCAGATGCCGATCATCAAACTTCGGATCCTGCGCGAGAGGCGTCAATCGCAAAGCCGTTCGGGCTCGCCGCAATACACCACCACCGCCATGATCCGCGTGATCGGCGAGGTGGAAGCCTATGCCAGTGAAGACAACGCCGGCGCAGCTATTGCCGAGGCCGCATGCTGGCTCCTCAAGCGCCAGATCGAGATCGCTATCGTCAACTCGCATGAGCTTTTCATGCGGATCCAGCAGATCGCATCAATCGACAGCTCTCTGGTCATTTCGTCTGAGGGTGCCACGCATATTGCCGCGATCGTCATGGATTTCGCGGTGGAGTTCTTCGAGGACGCCGACAGTTTTGCGCCCGTCTCCGCCGATGACGTGAATGACATCGATCTGACGGCCGCCAATCATCCGCCGCTTTCGGCCCAATTTCCCCTAAATCCCTAGGAGCCTGCCCATGCGCGTCATCTGCGCCCCGGATCGCCTTGTGCTGCATCCGCAAACCCGCCGCCGAATCGATGGCGTGCGCGGCATTCCCCACGACCAAGGCGATTTCGCGATCGCGCAGCTGATCGAGCACGGCGACCTGCTGCTGATCGAGGACGAGGTCGCTGAGGAAGAGGCCGAAGTCGAGGCCGCGCCCGTAACCGAAGAAAAGGAATGATGGCATGACCGTGCCTTTCGTAAACACGCCGTCGAACCTGCGGATCCCGCTGTTCTTTGCCGAGCTCGACCCCTCGAAGGCCAACACCGCCCAGGCGACCCAACGCACGCTGCTGGTCGGACAGATCCTGAGCGGCGGCACGTACACGGCGGGAACGCCGGTGCGCGTCGCTTCGGCGGCTGAAGCTGTGACCGGCGGGGGCAAGGGGTCGATCCTCTCGCAGATGGCAGCCTATTATGCGCTTAACGATGGCGCGGGCGAGGTTTGGGCGCTGCCTCTGGCCGATGCGGGCGGCGCCACCGCGGCCGCGGGCACCTTGGCCGTCACCGGCACGGCGACCGCACCCGGCACGATCGCGCTCTATGTGGCGGGCGTGCTGGTTCCGATCGCTGTGTTGACCGGCGATA